ATAGCGGGTACTTTTATGAATCCTTCCACTCCAAGCGGGAGTTTTGGAAGAATAAGATTGTGGACGCTAGGACGGTAGAAGGTACGGACAAAGCCGTGTATCAGCAGATCATTGACGAATATGGCGCGGATTCTGCCCAGGCGCACGTTGAGGTGTTTGGAGAATTTCCAAGCGCAAGTGACGATCAGTTTATTGGCGCTGATATTGTCGATGAAGCCATGAATCGAGACAAGTACAAAGACCTATCCGCGCCCATCATATTGGGTGTTGATCCTGCACGGTTTGGGGCGGACTCGACTGTAATTGCCGTGCGCCAAGGGCGTGACATTATTGCGATCAAGCGCTACAAAGGCGACGATACGATGGAAACGGTGGGGCGCATCATTGAGTGCATGGAAGAATATAAGCCGGTGTTGGTCAATATTGACGAAGGCGGGCTAGGCGCTGGTGTGGTGGATCGCTTAAAAGAACAGCGCTACAAGGTCAAAGGCGTGAACTTCGCCAATAAGTCCAAGAACATGATGATGTATGGCAACAAACGGGCGGAGATGTGGGGCGACATGAGGGAATGGCTGCGCAGTGCCAGCATACCCAAGGACAGAACGCTCAAGACCGACCTGATCTCACCGCTAATGAAGCCCGACAGTAAGGGCGCGATCTACTTGGAAGGCAAGAAGGAGATGAAGGCAAGAGGACTAGCGTCGCCAGACGCAGCAGACGCTATCGCGCTGACGTTTGCGTTTCCTGTTGCAAACCGCGAATATAAAGGTACAATCCGCAAATCGACGTATCAATCACAGGGCGCTGCCCTCAACTCATGGATGGGATCGTAATGGCTACGAAGAAACATGACAAACCCATAGCTCGTACAACCACGGGTAAAGGCGCGAACTACAAACCCACCGAAAAAGGTGCGGGTATGACTGCCAAAGGAAGGGCTGAGTACAATGCAAAAAATAATGCAAATCTTAAGGCGCCTGCGCCAAATCCTAAGACTAAAGCCGACGCTGGCCGCAAATCCAGCTTCTGCGCCCGAATGTCAGGTGTCGTCGCCCACGCCAAAGGCGACGCCCCGCGCGCGAAAGCCGCGCTCAAAAGTTGGAATTGCGGTAAAAAATAAGGAGAAAACTGTGGCTACTAAACCTGGATTGTATGCAAATATTCATGCTAAACAAAAGCGCATTGCGGCTGGTAGTGGTGAGAGGATGCGTAAAGTTGGCGCTAAGGGCGCGCCTACTGCGAAGGACTTTAAAGAATCAGCTAAAACGGCTAAACCCGCTAAGAAAGGCAAATGATGCCACTCAAGAAAAGCACAAGCAAAGAAGCCTTCCGTCAGAACATCAAAGCTGAGGTCAAAAGTGGCAAGCCCGTCAAGCAGGCAGTGGCAATTGCGTATTCGGTAAAGCGTGAAGCAGCTAAAGGTAAAAGTAAAAAATGAGTTTAAAGCCGTTAAGTAATTGCGTGTTAATTCGTCAAGATATAGAAAAGTTGTCGGATTTAATAGTTTTACCCCAAAACAAACTTTTTAGCGGTATCATTGTGGCAATTGGTGAAGGTAAGAAAAGTCCTAAAGGGCATACCGAACCTATGAACGTCAAAGAAGGTGACCATGTGCTATTTGGTGAGTATTCCGGGCAAAAGGTTACTATTGACGGCGAAGAATTGTTGATGATGCGCGAACCTGATGTGATTGGAATACTAAATGGCGTATGACCAAACCTCGATGAATATCGTCGGCAAAGTAGCCGAAATAGGTAGCAACCCTACTAATACCCCAAATGAGCAATCAGATGTTTTAGCTACTATGCGCCATCGCTTTCAGATGGCAATGTCTGCATATTCTGAGTCGCGCGAAGATGAGTTAGATGATTTACGGTTTATGGCTGGTTCGCCAGACAACCAATGGCAATGGCCTGCTGACGTATTGGCTACCCGCGGCTCTGTCCAAGGGCAAACCATCAACGCGCGCCCATGCCTGACCATCAACAAACTGCCGCAGCACGTCAAACAGGTCACCAACGAACAGCGTCAGAATCGCCCATCTGGTAAGGTAATCCCTGCCGATGACAAGGGCGACATTGAGGTAGCAGAGATTTTTGAAGGTATGGTTCGCCATATCGAGTATATGTCTGACGCCGATGTGGTGTATGACACCGCCTGCGAGAACCAAGTAACGTACGGTGAAGGCTATTTCCGCATTTTGACCGAGTTTTGTAACGATGACTCGTTCGATCAAGACATCCGCTTAGGCCGTATCCGCAACGCTTTTTCAGTCTACATGGATCCAATGATCCAAGACCCTGCTGGCTGCGATGCCGAGTGGTGTTTTATCAGCCAAGACATTGAAAAAGACGAATACGAGCGCCAGTTCCCGAACGCCGCGCCCATCACAACGATTATGTCCCAAGGCGTAGGCGATTCGTCCCTATCCCAATGGATTGACGAGAACACCATTCGGATTGTTGAGTATTTTTACTACAAACATATCCCAACAAAGCTAAATCTGTACCCAGGCAACCAGTCGTTTTACAACGGCAGCCTTGAAGATAAAAACATGAAAGAAATGGGCTTAAAACCCATTAAATCCCGCACCGTAGACGTCAAAAAAGTCATGTGGATAAAGTCCAACGGCTTTGAAGTGCTTGAAGAACAGGAATGGGCGGGTAAATGGATTCCCGTGATCCGTGTAATTGGCAACGAATTTGAGGTAGATGGCCGTATCTATGTGTCTGGTTTGGTTAGAAACGCTAAAGATGCACAGCGTATGTACAACTACTGGGTATCCCAAGAGGCAGAAATGCTTGCATTGGCTCCAAAAGCACCGTTTATCGGTTACGGCGGTCAATTTGAGGGCTACGAACAACAATGGAAAACCGCTAACACGACCAATTGGCCGTATTTAGAGGTTAATCCCGACGTAACTGATGGAATGGGCGCAACTCTGCCACTTCCACAACGCGCCCCACCTCCTTTGGCACAAACTGGACTTATCCAAGCCAAAATGGGCGCGTCTGATGATATCAAGTCCACCACTGGACAGTATGACTCGAGCTTAGGTGCCACAAGCAACGAACGCTCGGGGAAAGCTATTCTTGCCCGCGAACGCCAAGGCGATGTGGGTACATTCCACTACGGCGACAACCTAACTAAAGCGATTCGCTATGCAACGCGGCAGTTAATTGACCTTATTCCTAAGATTTACGACACCGAGCGCATTGCTCGCATCGTAGGTGTTGATGGTGAAGTGTCAATGGTTAAGCTAAACCCCGACCAGCCCGAAGCAGTCAAGAAAATCGTTGACCAAACAGGCATTGTGATCGAAAAAGTCTACAACCCAAGCGTCGGTATCTATGATGTTGTGGCTACTACAGGCCCAGGCTACATGACTAAGCGCCAAGAAGCCCTTGAAGCTATGGCACAGATTCTTCAGGGTAATCCCGAACTTTGGAAAGTGGCTGGCGATCTGTTTGTTAAGAACATGGACTGGCCTGGCGCCCAAGAGATGTCTAAACGCTTGGCTAAGACGATTGATCCTAAGCTCATTTCCGATACAGACGAAGATCCAGCACTACAAGCTGCACAGCAACAAATGCAAGCGATGGCGCAAGAGATGGAAGGCATGGCTCAAATGCTTGAAAACGTCAATAAATCAATGGAAGCACAAGATTTAGAGCGCAAGAACTTTGAGGCTGATATTAAGGCATACCAGGCTGAAACCCAGCGAATTAGCGCCGTTCAAGCTGGCATGACCCCAGAACAGATCCAAGATATTGTCATGGGTACTATTGCAGCCGCTTTAGATACAGGCGATTTGGTTAGCGGCGAATTACAGCGTGAACCAATGGAAATGCCCGAAATGGCCCCTGAAATGATGCCACCTGAACAACAGATGGCTCCCGAAATGATGCCACCTGAGCAACCTGTACCCCCACAAGGAATGTAATTATGAGCTGCGAAAAATTTATTGGGATGTTGTTTTTAGCACGGGATGTCACCCATTCAGCGCACCTCAATACCCGTAGCTATGCCAAACATAAGGCGTTACAAAAGTTTTACGAGAACATTATCGACAGAGCAGACGCGTTTGCCGAGGCCTACCAAGGCCGAAAAGGGCTGATTGGCCCGATTGCGTTAGCGTCAGCCAAAAAGACCAATAACGTCCTTGAGTTTTTAGAAGATCAACTTGCCGAGTTAGAAATCATGCGTTACGATGTGTGTGATAAATCAGACGCGCCGTTGCAGAACTTAATTGACGGTATTATTGAGCTGTACCTTTCAACCCTCTATAAGTTGAGGTTTTTAGCATGAACCTATACGCATCGCAGACCCAATATGGTAAGAACGAAGATTTTACCCTTCAAGTAGCCCGCGGATTAGTGCCAGGTCATAGCGTTATTACTGTTTTTGGTTATAATGCTGACGTTGACATCGGCGAAGAAACTGTGTGGCCTGACGGCGGCACAATCCCCCACCCAACCGCTGCGTCTGTTTTGAAAATTAGTTCGTCAAGCGCAAGTGATACATCTGCTGGTACTGGCGCACGTACAGTATTTATTGAAGGCGTAGACGGAAACTACAACGTTGTCAGTGAGACTGTAATACTAGCTGGTCAAACCGCAGTCGACACAATCAATTCTTACTTATATGTAAATTCGTTTTATGTGGCTACAGTAGGTTCTGGCGGCGAAAACGCTGGCAATATCAATGCAGGCACCGGAACCGTTACATCAGGTGTTCCTGCCGTGTTGTACGACATCATCGCCGCGGGCTATAACAACCGCACCACTGGACACTATTGTGTGCCCGCGGGCTACACCGGCTACATGGTCGAAGGTTTATTTTCCGCTGGTCAAGCGTCTGGATCAACTGCGGTCACTGGCTTTTTGAAACAGCACGGCCCTGACGGGATTCTTCGTGTTGGCGCCGTGGCAACAGTTAACAATAGTTCGGCTGTGTTTATGTTCCAATTCCCTTACGCAATCCCAGAAAAAAACTGCGTTGGCGCTACAGCAATTGGATCAGCAAACAACAATGCGGTAAGTTCATACTTTAATATTATTTTGATTAAAAATTATCAAGGCTAATTATGGCAAACTACACATATTCAGACGCAACCGTACAGGTAAAAGTCGGTGCAGGTAAACTTTACGGCATTTTTGTATCGACATCTTCTAGCGGCACTTTGACTGTTTATGACAGCCCTGCTAAAAGCGCTAGCGACCCAAAAATTGCAAACACCATTACAGTATCAGCAGGCACACAATATTTAAGTTTCCCTGCAGGCGTCTTTTTTAATAAAGGCTTGTATATTGTGCTTGCAAACACAGCTACTTTTACAGTAGTCTACGATTAATCAATTTTTAAATCGTACTGGCGCGATACACCAGGGTTTCTAAGGAAACATCGAAATGGACGAAAGTCAAGAAGTAGTACCAGCGGAAGTATCCGCGCCAGAGCAGGTGGCAACGGCTGCACCTGAACCTGAAGTAACAGCGCCGGAAGCAGTAGAACCAGCAGCAGAAGCACCTAAGACCTTCTCACAAGAAGAACTTGATGCCGCTATTGGTAAACGACTTGCTAGAGAACAACGTAAGTGGGAAAGAGAGCAGGCAGCTAAAGCCGCTGAAAAGCAGCTTAAAACTCCAGTAGAAATCCCGCCGATTGAGCAGTTTGCTTCACCAGACGAATATGCTGAAGTTTTGGCAGAACGTAAGGCAGAAGAATTGCTTGCTAGGCGTGAACAAGCTAGGGTGCAGTCCGAAACTCTTGAGGCATTTCACGACAGAGAAGAAGAAGCTCGGAATAAGTACGATGACTTTGAACAAGTAGCGTATAACCCCAAGCTCCCAATCACTAACGAGATGGCTCAAACGATTCAGTCTTCCGAGGTTGGCCCCGACATAGCTTATTACTTAGGGTCTAATCCAAAAGAAGCAGAACGTATTTCTCGTTTATCGCCGCTTTCGCAAGCCAAAGAATTAGGGAAAATTGAGGCTAAATTAGCTGATAACCCAGTAGTAAAAAAGACTTCGAGCGCCCCAGCACCAATTGCTCCGATTACGGCAAGATCCTCTGGATCGCCTGCAACAGACACGACCGACCCTCGTTCGATTAAATCGATGAGTACGTCAGAGTGGATTGAAGCAGAACGCCAACGTCAGATCAAGAAGTGGGAAGCGCAGAGAAACCGCTAACTATTTTTTTTAATTAGGACTTTATTATGTCAAATTCGATCTTAACCATCGACATGATTACAAGAAAAGCTCTCGAAATCCTCGAGAACAACCTTGTACTCACACGTAACGTAAACCGCCAGTATGACGATTCTTTCGCTGTTGAAGGCGCAAAAATCGGTTCTACTCTCCGTATCCGCTTACCAGACCGCGCTTTGGTAACTGACGGTGCCGCCCTGCAAGTTCAGGACGACAACGAGCAGTTCACAACTTTGTCTGTTGCTAGTCAAAAGCACATTGGTGTTAACTTCACCTCTGCTGAATTGACAATGCAGTTAGATGACTTCGCAGAGCGTGTTCTAAAACCACGTATTTCGCAGTTGGCTTCTTCTATTGATGCAGACGTAGCAAACAGCTACAAAGCAATCTATAGCTCAGTTGGTACCCCTGGCACAACTCCTTCTACTTCTTTGGTGCTGTTACAAGCTCAACAGAAGCTGAACGAAAACGCTGCTGTTATGTCCCCACGTTACGCTACTGTTAACCCAGCAGCCAACGCAGGTCTAGTTGAAGGCATGAAAGGTCTGTTTAATCCTACAGACACAATCAGCCGTCAATTCAAGAATGGCATGATGGGCATGGGCGTATTGGGCTTCGACGAAGTTAACATGAGCCAGTCTATCAAGCAACACACAACTGGTACACGTTCTACAAGCGATACTATCCTTGTAAACGGTACTGTAACAACTGAAGGCCAAACAACTATCAGTATTGATGGTGGTACTGGTTCTGCAACTGTTACCGTTGGCGATGTATTTACCATTGCTAACGTGTTTGCTGTTAACCCACAAACCCGCGAGTCAACAGGTAGCTTGCAACAGTTCACTGTAACTGCTGCTAACACTGCTTCTGGTGGTGCTTGGACTAACATCGCTATTTCACCAGCTATGTTTACCTCAGCTAACGCTTTGGCAACTATCAATGCGTTCCCACAAGACGGCGCAGCGGTAACTTTCTTAGGCGCAGCTTCTACCCAGTACGCTCAAAACTTGGTTTACCACAAAGATGCGATCACTTTTGCGACCGCTGACTTGTTGTTGCCACAAGGTGTTGACATGGCGTCCCGCCAGGTTCACAACGGTATCTCTATGCGTGTTGTACGTCAGTACGACATCAATAACGACCGTTTACCTTGCCGTATTGACGTTCTGTACGGTTACAGCACAATTCGTCCACAAATGGCTTGCCGTATCTGGGGCTAAAACTAAATGCTCCCGCGCAAGCGGGGGCTTTTTAAATCAATTTTTTAAAGGAATTTCATCATGGCTCTCCCAAATGGTGCAGGTGGTTATCAAGTTAATGACGGTAACGTCGGTGAGGCACTGCTGTTTGTACAAGGCGCTCCAACAAGTTTGACCGCTGGCGCAACTGCAACGGCTGCTCAATTAGCAAATGGCTTGTTTGTATTTAACGGTACTGCTGGCAATTTAGTTCTGCCAACCGTAGCTTTGCTTGAAGCTGATATTTCTAGCGCAACTAAAGTAGACGCTGCGTTTGACTTTATCGTCATCAACGCTGATGCTTCAACTGACGACGTTACGTTGACTGTTGGCACAGGCTGGACAATTGTTGGCAATGCAGTTGTAACTGAAGCTACTTCAGCTCAGTTCCGCGCCCGTAAAACCGGCGAAGGTACTTGGACTTGCTATCGTATTGCTTAATGTAACGCCCCGCCCTTCGGGGCGGGTTTCTTTTTAAGGAAAAATTATGTCTACAAATACCAAACCTATTGGGGTTGCGTATGCAGATCAATTATTAGACGGCGCCCGTTTTGTTCCTGAAGTTGCAGCTAACACTGCCGCTTTAACGACTATTACATCGACTGCTCCTGGCACTCCTGACTATGCAATTCAAGATTTAACACAAACAACTCCTTTTGGCTTTGCAACTAAAGATGAAGGAAACTCTGTATTGGCGGTTATTGCTAACCTCCAAACCCGTGTTTCTCAACTTGAAACTAAGTTGGCTGTTTACGGCTTGCTGCCTTAATAAAATAGGGGGCTAAACACCCCCTAACTAAATATGACAATTTACTTAAGACATCCTGACCACGGCACTAAAGTTGCCACGATGGAATTAGAAGCAGAAAATGATGAACAAAACGGCTGGGTAAGATATACTCACGATACGCCATCAATTTCTGAGGAAGTTGAAACAGTAGAAGAAGCTACTGAAGTTGCGGCTCCTGTTAATACACTGGAAGTAAAAAGACGTCGTAAAACCGCACAGTAAGGAGTAGGCTATGGCGACAACCGCCGGGGATCAAATTAACGCAGCATTACGCTTAATCGGTATGCTCGCTGAGGGCGAAACGCCTTCTTCTAATACTTCTAATGATGCGTTAAACGCTTTGAATCAAATGATTGATTCATGGAATACTGAGCGTTTATCTGTCTTTTCCACCCAAGATCAGATCGTATCTTGGCTGCCAAACACGTACGTTCATACTTTAGGGCCTACTGGCGATACCGTTGGTAACCGCCCCATTTTGGTTGACGACTCGTCTTACTTCCGCGACCCCCAGTCTGGCATCTCGTTTGGCATTAAGTTAATTAACCAACAACAATACAACGGTATTGCGGTTAAAACGGTGACTTCGACCTATCCACAAGTCATGTGGGTCAATATGGAATACCCCGACATTACTATGACGGTGTACCCAGTCCCCACTAAATTACTAGAATTTCACATTGTTTCTGTCAATGAATTGACCACGCCCGCTGTTTTAGCGACCAATTTAACCTTTCCACCAGGCTATTTAAGGTGTTTTAAATACAACTTAGCGTGTGAAATAGCTACTGAATTTGGTATTGCCCCACCAGCTAACGTAGCTAGAATCGCTATGACTTCCAAGCGCAACCTTAAGCGGATTAACAATCCTGACGATATTATGTCCTTGCCTTACAGCATTGTGGCTACCCGTCAGCGGTATAACATTTTTGCTGGTAATTATTAATGAAATCGCATATTTTGGGGCAATCGTATGTTGCCCGCAGCATCAATGCTGCGGACAATGTAATGGTCAACTTGTTTCCAGAAGCTACGCCTGACGCGGGCAAAGAAAACGGTTTTTTAAATAGAACGCCTGGACTGCGTAAACTTGCCACTATTGGTAAAGGCCCCATCCGCGCCCTATGGTCGCATCAGACTAATGGCACAGACGCCTATGTTGTGTCAGGCAATGAAGTTTTTAAAATTGACGCAGGGTATTTCCCAACTAAATTAGGCAATATTGCTGGTTCAGGCCCAGTATCGATTGCAGATAACGGTACACAACTATTCTTTGCCGCCAATCCTCAAGGTTATATTTATGACGAAGTAGCCAATACTTTTGTTCAAATTACTGACCCAGACTTCCCCGGCGCAGTAACGGTAGGCTATTTAGACGGTTATTTTGTGTTTAATGAACCAAATAGCCAAAAACTTTGGGTTACTGAGATATTTGACGGCACCATAATTGAGCCGTTAGCGTTTGCTAGTGCTGAAGGATCGCCCGACTTAGTTCAAGCTATTAACGTAGACCAACGTGAGCTTTGGGTGTTTGGTACAGATACCGTTGAGGTATGGTACAACGCGGGTACCGCTAATTTCCCTTTTGCGCGCATCCAAGGCGCTTTTAACGAGTTAGGGTGCCTAGCCCCTTACTCCGTAGCAAAACTCGATAACACGCTGTTTTGGCTTGGCAATGACCCCCGTGGCTATGGCATCGTTTACCGTGGCGAAGGGTATCGCGGTAAACGCGTATCTACCCACGCGGTTGAGTTTGCTATCCAAAGCTACGGCGATGTATCCAATGCGCTTGCGTACACATACCAGCAAGAAGGCCATGCTTTCTACGTTTTGATATTCCCAACAGTTGATAAGACCTGGGTGTTTGATGTGGCTACAGGCGCATGGCATGAGCGTGCAGGCTTTGATAATGGTTACTTTACCCGCCATCGTTCAAATTGTCAGATGAACTACCAAAGTCAAACCGTTATTGGCGATTATTTAAACGGCAATCTATACGCTTTTGACTTAAATGTTTATGACGATAATGGCGCTATTCAAAAATGGGTGCGCTCATGGAGAGCGCTTCCTACAGGCACTAATAACTTAAAACGCACCGCACAACACTCATTACAGCTTGATTGTGAGGCTGGCGTGGGTACAAACACAGGCCAAGCGCAAGATCCACAAGTCATGCTTCGCTGGTCAGATGACGGCGGTCACACTTGGTCAAACGAGCATTGGGTATCTGTTGGCAAAATTGGTGAATATTACCGCCGGGCTATCTGGCGTCGCCTTGGCATGACAATTAAACTTCGTGACCGCGTTTATGAAATTTCAGGCACCGACCCTTCCAAAATCGTTATTATGGGTGCTGAATTGATTTTAAGCGGCACAGATGCCTAGTAATCTAACTACCATTCCCGCCCCGCGGGTTCCGTTAATAAACGCCGATACAGGGCTTATATCAACTGAATGGTATCGCTTTCTATTTAACCTTTATACGCTTTCAGGTTCGGGTAGCAATCTAGTTTCTTTAGATGAACTGCAACTTGGCCCACCACCCCAACCCACTACTACATCAGGCGGTGGCGGTAGTGGAACGGTCACTTCGGTAGCTACAGGCACAGGGCTAACAGGTGGCCCAATCACTACTACAGGCACCATTGATTTTGTTGTTGCTGCCGTAGGTACTTGGGCTGCAACGCCGTCTAGCGCCAACTTAGCCTTGGCAATGACTGACGAAACGGGTACTGGCGCCTTAGTGTTTGCCAACACCCCTACGCTTGTAACCCCAATTCTAGGTACACCAACCTCGGGCGACTTTTCCACAGGCACGTTTACTTGGCCTACTTTTAACCAAAATACGACAGGCTACGCAGCCGGGTTAGCGGGCGGTTTAATAGGCTCATTGCCGTACCAGTCTGCGGTAAACACCACCGTCTTTTTAGCCGCAGGCACAAACGGGCAAGTCCTTACTTTAGCTGCGGGCGTACCCTCTTGGGCAACACCTACAACTGGCACAGTCACAAGCGTAAGTGGTACAGGAAGTGTCAATGGCATCACTCTGACTGGCACAGTCACTAGCTCGGGAAGCCTAACCTTAGGAGGAACCCTAGGCGGTATCGGCAATAGCCAACTAACTAATAGTTCCGTGACCTTTAATGGCGTGGCGGTTGCATTAGGCGCAAGCGGTACGATTACAGCCACCGCAACCAACGCGTTGACCATCGGCACAGGCTTATCAGGCACGTCCTATAACGGATCAGCCCCTGTAACTATTGCCAATACGGGCGTTCTTGGTGTTACTGGAACCGCGCCCGTAGCGTCGTCTGGCGGTCAAAACCCCATCATTAGTATGCCTGCGGCTACCACAAGCGTTGATGGCTACCTAACTAGCACCGACTGGAATACGTTTAACAACAAGCAACCTGCTGGCACTTACGTTACTTCAGTAAGCGGTACAGCAGGCAGAATAACCAGTAGCGGTGGTACTACACCCGCGATTGACCTTGTTTCGGGGATCGCTACGCCAGGCACAACAGGGTCAGCTACGCTTATTCCCGTAGTGACGATTGACACGTACGGGCGGGTAACTAGCATTACTACGGCTGCGAACCCACAAGGCACGGTTACTTCTGTAGGCGGTACTGGCACCGTTAACGGCATTACTTTGACAGGCACCGTTACTTCTAGCGGTAACTTAACGCTTGGCGGTACATTGTCAGGAGTCAGCCTAACTACCCAAGTATCTGGCACTTTACCTATCGCCAATGGTGGTACAGGCCAAACTACCGCTAGTGCAGCGTTTAACGCGCTATCCCCAATCACAACTACTGGCGACCTAATAATAGGCAACGGCGCAAACAGCGCAACTAGATTGCCTATTGGTGCAAATACTTACGTTTTGACTTCTAATGGAACGACTGCTTCTTGGTCTGCCCCCGCAGGCGGCGGCTCTAACATTACCGCCTTTGGTCTGTGGGAAAATAACAGAACTATTAGCGCTAACTACAGTATTACATCAGGCAACAGCGCATCATCTGCTGGGCCAATCACAATTAATTCAGGTGTTGTCGTGACCGTACCGGCTGGCAGCCGTTGGATTGTCTTGTAATATTATGGCGATTTTTTTATATCCTTCTGATACACTAGCACGAAAGCTATGAGGTAACTTATGACAACAGCCTTATCACCATCACCGAAGCAACAATTCTTTACTGCTGGCGGTGTTCCTTTGGTCGCTGGTAAACTCTATACCTACGCCGCAGGCACTTCTACGCCTTTAGCTACCTATCAAGACTCTACTGGTAATGTTAGTAATACTAACCCAGTTATTTTGGACTCACGCGGCGAAGCAAACGTATGGCTTACGCCAAGCGATGCGTATAAATTTGTTTTACGCGACTCTACCGATGCGCTGATTTGGACTGTAGATAACATCAATATTGGCATTAACTTTGGTAACGTAATCATTACCGGCGGTCAAATTAACGGCGCTGTAATTGGTAATATTACCCCCGCGGCTGGTTCGTTTACAGACCTTTCGGCAAGTGGCAATGTGGTGTTTAACTCTGTAACGCAGATGCAGATCCCTTCAGGCTTAACCTCTGAACGGTCGACAACCCCTGTAGACGGGATGCTGCGGTTTAACACCACCGTTGGCGAGTATGAGGGCAACGTATCCGTTGCCGGGCAAACGGTTTCTAGCTTAGTTAATACCGGCTCCCCAGCTACTACGGCGGTAGCAACTACCACCGCGCCTCATGGCCTATCAACAGGGGACTACATTACCTTTAGCGGCTGTATTCCTACTAATTACAACGGTTCGTACAACATTACCTATATTGACGCTACATCGTTTAGCTATGTTATGGCGGCAGACCCTGGCAGCAGCGCTTCAACCGTAGGCACCTACGTTGTCCATACTTGGACACAAATTGGCGGCGGTGCGACAGGCGCTGGAGGTGACCAAGTATTTGTAGAAAACGGTCAATTTGTTACGGCTACCTACGCTATTCCTGTAGGCAAAAACGCGTCAACAGTTTCGCCAATCACGATTAATAGCGGTGTCACCGTTACCGTTCCTAGCGATAGTAGGTGGGTAATTCTTTAAAGGAAAATATATGTCTATTGTCTTATTAGGCTCAACTAGCGGAAGCTGTACGCTACAAGAACAAGCGGTAGCAGGTACTAGCGTTTTAACTTTACCCGTTGGCACAGGAACAGTCGTTGCTAATAATGTAAATAGTGCAATCGTTAGCGGAACTGCCGTAGCATCAACAAGTGGCACTTCTGTTGACTTTACTAGTATTCCTAGTTGGGTTAAAAAGATTACTGTGATGTTAAGCGGAGTATCTACTAACGGAACAAGTAATTATCAAATCCAAATTGGAGATTCTGGTGGAGTTGAAACTACTGGATATGGTGGTTCATCAAGTGCAGTTTCAGGTGGTACAGCCGCAGGACAAGTTTATGCAGGGGCTGGATTTACTTTATTTGGTACTTATGCAGCGGCTGGAACTTATTCAGGATATATAACAATTAGTTTATTAGATAGTTCTACAAATACATGGAACGCTTTTGGTAGTTTGGCTAGGACAGATTCTGTTTATAGCATTTATACAACTGGTTCTAAATCATTGTCTGCAACATTAGACCGAGTCCGCATAACCACAGTAAACGGCACAGATACTTTTGACGCTGGCACTATTAACATTTTGTATGAATAAGGAATAAATCATGGAACGAATTGAAGTTAATATACAAACTGGTGAGCAAAAGACTGTTCAGTTAACTGCCGAAGAAATCGCCCAAGCAGAAGCCCAATATCAAGAGTGGCTTGCTAGTCAACCCACCAAAGAAGAACAGATTGCTAAACTGCAAGAGCAGATTGACGCATTGAAAGGGGCTTAATATGGCTGTAACCTTAAACGCATCTACATCTAGCGGGTTTGTTTCTACAGCCGATACCTCTGGTACTGTAGAGATTCAATCTAATGGAACTACACGATTAACTGTAGCGTCAGGCGGTGTAACTGCTACTAACCTAACGGCTACAGGCACATTTGGTGGTGGTGTAGTCACTAGCGGAACTGCCGTTAATCTTGCTACTGGAAGCCCTACATCGGTTGACTTTAGTTCAATTCCATCTTGGGTAAAGCGTATTACTATTATGTTGGCTGGCGTTTCTTCTAACAGTACATCTTTAATTCAAGTTCAATTAGGTGATGCTGGCGGTATTGAAACAACTGGTTATTTGTCAACAGCACAAAACGCTGGGTCATCGGCAAACTCAACAACAGGTTATTTACTTACTCAAACAAACCCAGCCGCAGCGTCTTTAACAGGCAATGCGTTTTTGTGCAAAATTGACGGAAACACTTGGATTTTAAATGGTGACACAGCACAACAGCCTACTGTTTCTGCTTCTGTGTCGTCTTTAGGTGGGTCTAAAACATTGTCAGACACATTAACAACAGTCCGCCTAACTACAGTAAACGGCACAGATACATTCGATGCTGGCTCAATCAATATTCTTTACGAGGGTTAATCATGGCAGTAACTATTAACGGAAGTGCAGGAGTAACAACCAATACTGGTGCTGTTTATGACAGTATTCAAAGAGCAACCGCACAGGCTTCTACAAGCGGAACAAGCATTGACTTTACTGGTATTCCTAGCTGGGTGAAACGGATTACTGTGATGTTTAATGAAGTTTCTTCAAGCGGAACATCAAATTTTTTAATTCAATTAGGTGATTCAGGCGGAATTGAAAATACTGGTTATGTTTCTACTTCTAACTATACAAACCAAGCAAGCACAACTGGTGGTTCAAACAGCACAGCAGGCTATTTACTTTTTAATTCAGCGTCAAGTGGTGCGGCTTTAATTTCAGGAACTTATACATTAGTAAATATTTCAGGAAATACTTGGATTGGAAGTGGTGTTCATAAAATGATTACAACGCAAATGCTTTTTTCAGGTGGAAGCAAAGCCCTTTCTGATGTTTTAACTCAAGTTCGCATTACGACAGTAAACGGCACAGATACATTCGATGCTGGTTCTATAAATATTCTTTACGAGTAAGCTATGACCGTTTACGTCAAAGTTCTGATCCCCGCCAAGATTGCTGAAAACACGCAGACCACGCAGTACACTGCGGGTAACAACATCAGCGCTATCATTGACAAATTCACGGCGACTAACTTTAGTGGGTCTAGCGCCTCGTTGAGCGTGAACATTGTCACGGTAGCGGATACGTCGGGCAATAAGAACTTGATTGTTAAGACTAAGAGCCTAGCCGCAGGCGAAACCTACACGTTTCCTGAGATCGTTGGGCAAGCGCTAGAACCAGGTGGCTTCATCTCAACCATTGCTAGTGCAGCCACCGCCATTAACATTCGGTCTAACGGCCGTGAGATCTCAAGCTAATGTTGCACACAGTCAACGTCACTTACGGCAAAGGGTTTAAGGTACTGCTTCCTTTTGCACAAAAGATTGAGGCTTTACAAGAAAATCTTTTACAGATGCCTCAAGCTGACATTGTGACAACGCATACCTTTAAACCTAACATATACGAACGCGCTATCCGTATTCCCGCTTGGACTGTGCTAACAGGCGCAGAACATAAGACAGATTACAAGATTCGCCTTGAAAAAGGTACGATTGCGGTCAATGTAGGTGATGAAGTCAAAATAATGACTGCGCCGTGTGAATTTGAAGCTAAAGCAGGCGCGCAACGCGTAGGCCGCGTGTTTGACGAAGAAGTAGTTTGGGTTGATATTTATGACAACCCAGACAATTGCAAAGATATTGCAGTGCTTGAAGAACGTTTGTACGTTGTACCTGCTTGCGGTTTAGGTGAAAATAGAGTTGCATTAATGATTCAAAACGCACAAAATGACTATAATCTGTTTGTATCTCAACTTGGTCTTGACCAAGCGCAAATAAATGCGATTGTGCAAATTGAGAGTGACTTAATTGATATGCCTGAAGGATACGCTGTAGAGCTTAGAGATTCTAAGATCCACGGCAAAGGGTTGTTTGCAACCAAGCGTTTTGAAGCAGGTGAAGTCATCTGCCCAGGACGAATTAACGGTAAACGTACGCCTGCAGGCCGATTTATTAATCATTCTTTTGATAGTAATGTTATCCCAACGCTGGTTGGTGATGATATTAACGCCGTAGCTAAACGTATTATTCACATAGGTGAAGAATTATTAGTAGACTATAGATCATCAATGAGAGTTAATTTTGGTATTGCTTTACAAGGAGAATTGCCATGTCAGGATGGGTAGCCGGTGCCGTAGTAGTAGGATCAGTAGCCTCTGGCTATATGAGTTCACAAGCCGCTAAAAGCGCCGCTAGAACACAGGCCGAGGCGTCAGATAGGGCTATTGCAGCGCAACAAGCGGGGTTGTCAGAACAACAAGCTATTAGCGCCCCTTATGTAGATAAAGGTACGGAAGCCATGAACCGCCTTGCGGCCATGACTGAACCTGGCGGCGAGTATTATGAACCTTTCTCCCAGACCGATTTTAAACAAGACCCTGGTTACGCTTTTAGGCTTAAAGAAGGTATAAAAGCGCTCAACGCAAACGCAGCCGCTAGGGGTGGTTTAATCTCTGGTAACGCGCTAAGAGCCGCTACAGCCTACGGTCAAGAAATGGGATCGCAAGAGTACACCAACGCGTTCAATCGGTACTATGCCGAACGTAGCAACAAAATGGATCCGTTAAAATTCTTAACTGGTGTGGGGCAAGCTGCGGGTGCAGGGCAAGCGTCTAACATCGGCGCAGCAACAGGAAACATAGCTAATTTGACAACAGGCGCTGGAAACGCGATGGCAGCGGGGCAAGTTGGCTCTGCTAATGCGTATGCCAATGCTATTGGGCAAGGCATTAGCCAATATCAAACAAATCAATTAATAAATAGATTTACCCCACAAAACTCACCTAATTTTTACTCTAATACAAGAGCAGGTGGCCCCGCGCCCGTCACCGATTACAGCACTGCATATACAGGGTAAGGAATAATTATGCCAATCGATCCAAGTATTCCCTTACAAGTTAAGAATATAAAACTAGAGTCGCCTATGAATCAATTGGCGATGATGGGTGAGGCCGTCAAATTAGGCGAAATGCAACGCGGCGTAGATACACAAAACAAGCTGCGCGAATTGTATTCCCAAGGCATCGACGTTAGTACACCTGAAGGGTTTAAGCAAGTAGCATCCCTTGACCCTGCAACCGCGCTAAAGCTAAGGGCTGACGCGTTGCAAGGGCAAAAACTTCAAGGCGAGATTAAGAAAACAGGTTTTGAACTTACCGAAAAAGGTATGAATATTATGCGCGAGCGTAGTAAAGACCTTCTTCAAAATCCATCAAACGAAAATTATATTGCCCATATACAAGAAGGTTTACGTGACGGTTTAATTAGCCCAGAACAAGCAAAGCGCAGCGTACAAATTTACACAGCTATCCCCGCTAATGAGCGTGTGGCGTACATTACACAAGGTTTAGCTAAAGCCGAAAAACTTTACGAAACAAAAACCATTAGTGCAGCGCAACAACAATCTGATCTTACAGCGCGCCGTGGTCAAGACATTACCGCTCAAACAACCATGCGTGGTCAAGATATTGGTCGTATTCCTGTAGGCTACCGTATGACGCCAGAAGGTACAATTGAAGCAATTCCCGGTGGCCCAACTACTACGCCAATTTCGCCTAAAGAAATGCAAGTACGAGAGGCTAAGTTTCCACAAGCTACGTCCGCACTTAAATCGTTTGACGCTAAATCTGATGAACTTATTCGCGATATTCAACGTTTGCGTAATCATCCTGGTCTTAACAGCATTACAGGTATTGTTTACGGTCGTACGCCTAGCGTTACTAAAGAAGGTCGTGAAGCACAGGCTTTATACGATAAAGTTACCGCAGGTTTGCAGTTTAAAGAACTTCAAGATATGCGTAACGCTTCACCCACAGGTGGCGCATTAGGTAACGTATCGAACCAAGAAGGTCAGTTCTTACGTCAAGCCGCAGGCGCACTAGATCGTACGCAAGAACCCGGAAGCGTTCAAGCTGAATTAGATCGTATTGCTAACTCTGTTAGTGGATCAAAACAACGGCTTCGTGAAGCCTACGATATGACCTATGATTACAAAGGTCTTGGTGGCGGTGCGGCTGCACCTAGCGCTGCGCCTGCTACTCCTTCCGCGCCAAGTGCAGGCGGTAACAGCGTAACAATCCCTGGCGGTAAAGTATTAACGTTCCCAACACCAGAAGCGGCAGCAGCGTACAAAAAAGCAGCGGGGTTATAACATGGCCGTAGACTACGAAGCCCTTGCAAAGCAATTTGGTGGCTCGGCTGCCCCTGCGCCTGATACTAAGATTGACTATGAAGCCTTAGCCAAACAGTTTGGCGGTGGCGTAGCAGAACAAGTCAGCCCTCGTCGGCAAATGGTTGAGGCAGAGTTGCGTAGCGCTGTTGCGCCTTTTGCGGGTTTTAGTAAAGGTGCAGGCAACATTATGTTTGGTGGTCAGCGTTTAGTTGGTAAGGGTTTAGAAGCCGTAGGAAATTTATTCCCTGCCGATCAAACTTTATCTAGTTTAGTTACGGGGCAACGTGTATTAAATCCAGTTGAACAAGCTGGTCGTGCCTTAATTGAGGACGCTGCACGTCGCCAAGCCGAACAAGAAGCGTTTATAGTCCCCTATAAAGCCGTAGCACCTACCGCAACAGGCGCAGGTGAATTTACAGGTGAAGTTGTTAGTACCTTGCCAGTTGGCGGTGTAATTGCCAAAGGCGTTAGCAAGATACCAGGCGCAGGCAATGTGGCAGAAGCCATTAGAACAGGTGGCTTTAGAACAGGCGCAGCTGCACCCACTACTTTTGGTGGCCGTGCTGCCGATGTAGCAACACGGGCTGGTGGCGGTGCTGTAGTGGGCGGTACATCCGCTGCCCTTATTAACCCTGAAGAAGCTGGTACAGGTACAGTAATTGGCGCTGCTGCGCCGTTTGTATTGCCTACTGTTGGCAAATATGTTGCCCAAGCAGGCGGTAAATTTATTGATGCCGTAACAGGCAAATTAGCCAATGTTGAAGCGGGTAAAGTTGCCCGTGAAGTAGCAGGCGATCAGATCAATCAGATTCGTGCCGCTAACAAATTAGCGCCTTTAGACATTAGTGCAGCCCAAGCCGCTGCCGGTATTGACAACGATGTATATCAGGCGTTTTTAGACTTTGTGGCGGGTAAAGACAAGTCTAGTTACTTCCGCGTGTTAAAAGACACGCAAAAAGCAGATCAATTAAATCGTTTAGCGCAGTTAGCTGGTGGGCCAACTTTGACCGAAAACTTAACGTCGGTTGGTCAATTTAAAAATGCGCTTAACAATTTAATGACCCCAATCCGTGAAACCGAGTTGGCAGCTGCCAATATTGCGGGTACAACCGGCAAGCGTTTGCAACAAGAAGCCAACGTATTAGCCGAAGCTGCTACAGGCAAGGTTCAAGATGTACGGCGCTTTGTAGGTGCTATACCCCGTGCAGAAGCACTAGCCAAAGGCAAAGTAACTGTAACAGGATTACCTGCTAGTTCGCTTTACAACTATCCTGCTGAATTAGCCAAAAAAGCCGATGAGGTGGCTTCACAAGCTGCCGAGGCATCTTTACGCTTTGGTGAAGCTGGGCGGTTTAAACAAGCTGCCGTAGATAGCTTAGAGGCATACGGCCTTAGACCATTAACATCCGACTCTATTTTGAGCCGTTTGGGTGGCATTTTGCGTAACCCTGAGTTTGCGGGTAACGATGTCATTGAAGGCGCTGTCCGCAATTTTGGTGATGACGTAGTTAAGTGGACTGACCAAGGCGGTGTTATTGATGCTTTTGCCTTGGATAGCCTACGCAAGAACTCAGTCAATGCAGCCATTGAAAAGCTACGCCCAGGCTTAGATCAAACATCCAAAAAGAACTTGGCTGCGGGTGTGTTAGCTCAACTTAAAACACCAATTATTAACGCCGTTGAAGAAGCGGGCGGTACAGGCTATGGTCAATACTTGCGTGATTATGCTGCAAACGCACAGTTAATTGACCGCCGTAAGTTGGCAGGCAAAGCCCTAGAAATGCTTAACAAGTCGCCTGACGAGTTTACGCGTCTAGTTAAAGGCAACAATCCTGATGCCGTAGAAGCCGTCTTTGGCCCCGGCAGTTTTAATATTTTTAAAGAGATGGGTACAGACATCAAGCCCATGCAACAAATTGCTGATGAGTTGTTGCGTGACGCTAAAATTGGCGAACAAGTCAAAGCAGGTCGCCGCGCTTTAGGTCTTGAAAAAGAAAGCATGGCAGAAAAGATTCCAGGCTTCGTAGGCTACAAGACTGCAATTGCCAAAAAAGTATTGCAAACGCTAGAAGGCAAAGTAAGCAAAAAGACTATTGGCATTTTGTCGGATGCAGCCAAAACAGGCAAAGCGATGAATGAAGTGTTAGACACGCTCCCAGCTGATGAGCGTATTAAAGCGTTTGACCTTTTGACCAAAAGCAAAGATTGGAACCGCGCTGTAACATCTGGCGCAATTATGCTTACAATACCCCCAGCTAACAACTTAGCACCTGACCAACAAAACCAAAATGCACTGGCTCGTTAATGGAACAAACTCTTATCAACTGGATTTTTGCCGGCGGTGGCGCGGCTTTTGGCTGGGTGCTTAAAGTCGTGTGGGACGCTATTCAAGACTTAAAAAAGGACATTCGCCAGATCGAGCGTGATCTGCCCGAAGTCTATGTGCGCCGTGATGATTTTAAAGACGCCGTTAAAGAAATTAAAGATGACATGAAAGCGGGGTTTGCGAGTGTTGACTCTACCCTACGTTTAATTTTTAAAAAACTTGACGAAAAATAACTGCCACACTTTTAAAATGACCTACGTTAACTTAATTTATGGCAGACGAACTTGGACTATCGGCAGGCGCCAAAGGCATTAGTGAAGGCTTTAAGACTGGTCGAGAAGCTGGGCGGGAGATTGGCAAGAATATTGAAGAAGTACAGAAGGAAGCGGTAGATGTAGCAAGACAAAGAGCGCAAGCCAAGATTCGTGAGCGCAGAGAAGCAGAATTAAAGAAGGAACGGGCAATATATAAAGCCCTTGAGCAGTACAAGCATGAAAAAAAGATTTCGGATGAAGAATACAAGTTACGGATTGATTTTATCAAGCAGTACGGAACTAAAGAGTGGCAAAAATTGATAGATATTAAGACCCAAATTGAGAAGTTAGAAAAAGCAGATAAGGCGTACTTTGACGCTGAATTAGCCAAAGTTCGTTGGGTGCAATTTTGGTGCTTTTTAATTGCTGCTTGGATTTCGTGGTATATCGTATGGGGGAGTAAAAAATAATGTTTCCACTAACCGCATTAGTTGATGTTGGGATGAAGGTCTTAGACAAGTTCATCCCTGATCCAGAAGCCAAAGCCAAAGCCCAAGCCGAACTCCTCAAGATGCAGCAAGAGGGCAGACTAGCTGAACTAAACGCCGACATGAACGAGCAAAACAATATCTCGGATCGTTGGAAAGCTGACCTTGCTAGTGACTCGTGGTTGTCTAAAAACATACGGCCTATGTCATTGGTAGCTATTTTTGCAGGTTACTTCTTGTTTGCCATGATGTCTGCATTTGGCTATGACGCTAAAGAATCGTATGTAAACCTGTTAGGTCAATGGGGTATGCTGATTATGAGCGCATATTTTGGCGGGCGTACCCTAGAAAAGATCATGGATATGAAATCCAAGGAAAAAAAAGATGCTTGAGTCGCAACTGCTTGCCCTTGGCATTGACGGCAAATGGAAAGAGCCGTTAGAAGAAACCTTTGCTAAATACGAGATCAACACCAATGACCGCCAGGCGTGCTTTCTTGGTCAATGTATGCACGAATCAGGCGGGTTTAAGTTCTTGCGTGAGAACCTCAATTACAGCGCCAAGGCGCTTATGGCTACATGGCCGTCCCGCTTTCCTGATTTAGACACGGCTACGGCGCATGAACGCCAGCCTGACAAGATCGCCAATAAGGTTTATGGCGGTCGGATGGGTAATACTGAAGATGGCGATGGAGCCAAGTACATTGGCAGAGGGCTAATCCAAACCACCGGCAAAGAGAACTATACGCACTGTGGTGAGGCGTTAGGCATCGACTTAGTATCTGCGCCCCAACTTTTAGAAGAACCGCGCTACGCTGCTTTATCGGCGGGTTGGTTCTGGAATAAACGGGGGTTAAACGCTTTAGCCGATCAAGGCGATATTGACACCATGACCAAACGGATCAATGGCGGCAATATCGGTCTAGCTGATCGTAAGGCTAAAATTGATAAAGTGCGGTCTATTCTTGGTTAATCATAAAAACAATAACCGCAATAAACCCTAAAATTATGATCGCATCAAAAAGTAGCGCTTCGTCGTTGCTCATCGGATTCTAGCTACCTTGGCTTTACGAAGAACCATTTCGTATTCTTCTTTAGCCTTATCGTCTAATTTGCGTAAGGGTAATTCCTGATAATACTTCCACTTCTGTTGATACTCGACTAGTTCAGAAGGGGGCGTCCAGCCGTGCTGGGTTCTCCAACGCTCGGCAATGTCGGTGCCAGAAGGTGTCCAAATATGTGGGTTTTTCATGCTTATCTCCCAAAAATTGCGTCAAACTGTGGGGTCAGGGACGGCGATTGAAACATCGGTACAGGGATGACCAAGGGTACGTTGTTGTTAAAGAGTTGACCTTGGTATTGACCCGTTGCGCCGTATAGCGAAGTGGTATTACCGCTTTGAAACGCCTGCCCTTGATACTGACCTGTTGCGCCATAAAACGAAGTGACGTTGCCACTTTGGAAGGTCTGCCCCAAGTATTGCCCGTTGGGGCCATAGATCGAGGTTGATTGTGCTGCGACGTTAACGCTGATTAATGCTGTTGCTATTATTAGACTGAACTTCATCATATTTTCTCCTTTTGTTTAAATCGCGATACGCTTCTAGTGCTGTTTTTAAATCAGCTTGCAAGTGCAATATTTCTTGATAACTAGCGTTTGCAAACTGCTCTAAATTCTCACGGCTCCATGTCTTAAAGTCTGGTGTCATGGTTGCGTAGCTTCTTTCATCAGTTCAATGCGCTCTCTGGCGCACCGCAACATGGTGTAGCGCTGATGTAGGCGTTGTAATACAGACGACCTACGGCTATGAATCCTTTCTTCGTTTAGCATAGCCAAGACTTCTTGTTCCGTCAACTGACTTAAAATGTCGTTAAGTTTTCGCCAAGTTACTTTTTGCATACTGTTCAACTTTCTTTTGTAATTCAATAACCTCTTTAGCAGTACGGGCTAACGCTCGTTGTGCCTGGTTGTATTCACGCACCCGAATAATCTCCTCGGCCTGCGCAGCCTTTAGTTTTGCTTTGTAATACAGTAAGCGATCCATCAACATCTCCCGTCTATATCAAAATCTTCTTTGCCGTTAAGCCGGTCAATCTCGGCTACCAGACGGCGGATAACATCGGCAATATTGGTGTTTGGTGCATACTCGTCAATATCGTCGGCTAGTTTTAACGCTTCTTCTCGTAGGGTCATTTCAATTCCTCCAATGCAATATCTGAAATAGCGCGTTTGTCATGCAACGCTGCCCAAATCCGTTCATCCACGGACTTATTGGTTAGCAAAATGTAACACCATACATCCTCGGTCTGCCCAGAGCGATGTAAGCGCCCAACAGTCTGCTCAAAGAGTTCTAGGCTCCACGGCAAAGATACAAAAACAATCTTGCTACCGCCGTGCTGTAGGTTCAAGCCATGCCCAGCCGACTTGGGGTGGATCAGCAACAGTTCAATCTTGCCCTCGTTCCAACGCTCAATCGCCTTGAAGTCGTTAATCGTCTGGGCGTGTGGGTAACGGCGCTTGAGTTCAGCCAATTCCTCAACAAAGTTGTAAACCACGATAGTGTTAGCGTGTTGGTTTTCTTCCAGCAACTCGTCTAGCAAATCAAACTTGTGGCTAGAAAACCACACAGGCGTATTGGTGACGTTCATCTTGCCAGGCGTGTCCGATGCCGTTGTTTCGCTCTTGTAAATAAAGCCTGACGACATCTGTTGTAGCTTACCTGTGACGACTGCAGCGTTCATGGCGGTAATCTGCTCGGTGCCAAACTCAACGGCAAACTCTTTTTTCATCTTTTCGTATGGGGCGCGGTCTGCCATGTCGCAGCGCATCTCAATCGTATGCAAGTCAGGCAGCTTGTCTTTATACGCACCAGCTTCTAGCACAAAGGTTGCGGGTTTAATCTGTTTCATTACGGCCTCCAAAGAACCTACACGGGGCGCCCATTCGCCAAAATCCTTATTGATGCACACAAAATACTGTTGCATGAACGCACCTTTGCTGCGCCCTAGCAAAGATTGATCGACAATCTTGCACTGCCCAAAGACGTCCTCAAGCCCGTTGCTAGTAAATGATCCGGTCAAGCCCCACCGCACCTTGATCTTGTCAATAATCTTGATAAGTGCCTTAAACCGCGCCCCGCTTGGGTTTTTAAGACGGGTCAATTCGTCAAACACAATGGCGTCAAAGTCTAATGGCTCTTGGGCTAACCATTGGATATTGTCGTAATTAGTTACCACTACGGGAAAACCCGAATGGAGTGCTTGGCTGCGCTGGGCAGCCGTGCCGACCGCTACGGCTAGTGGCATATCAGGCGCCCACTTAGGCTGCTCAATTGGCCATACGTCCGTACAGACCCGTTTAGGGGCTAAAACGAGCCACCGCTTGACGATCTTGTGCCTGAGCATCTCATCCATACCCGTGAGCGTAATGGCGGTCTTGCCAGCGCCTACAGGGGCTAGGATCATGCCTCGGTCGTTGGAGTACAAGAAGTCAACGGCACGCTCTTGGTAGGGGCGCAGATTCATTGGTTCTCTTTCATCCAAGTGTCAATATGATCGGTTGACCATAGGCAGGCGTAGTTCTGATGTAGGGTCTTGAGGTTATGGGCGTGAACCTTTTGTAACATGGACAGCTTGCCACCCTCGGTCTTGAGTTCCACAAACCACACAATCCCGCCTGGCAAACAGACCACTCGATCCGTTACGCCACGTTGGTTTGGCGACTTAAACTTGTACGCAATCCCGCCCATCTTGCTGACGGCCCAAACAAAATATTTTTCAATGTCTTTTTCTTTCATGTAAAAAAGTTTAGCACAACATTTATTTTTGTGATACAGTGAAGTTTCAATCACTACAGTAAAGGAAAGTAAATGGCCTCACATTCTCAGATCGTCGGCGGCTCAACCGCCAAGCGGGTAATGAACTGCCCAGGCTCTGTCGCTCTATGCGCCAAGATGCCCCCACAGCCTTCTAGCAAGTACGCCGATGAAGGCACACTCTTACACAACATCATTGCCGAGGTGCTAGAACATGATAAAAAACCAACCGACTTCTTGGGAACCACGTATGAGTCGATTACGTTCACTAAAGCTCTTTTGGAAGATAAGCTCTATCCTGCTCTTGATCTACTTAACCAGGTTGACCCTGACTGCCAAATGGATATTGCCGTCGAAACAAGAGTGGGTTTTGGGGATTTTCTTAGCGATGTTTTTGGTTCTACTGATTTGCTTGGTAGGATTGGGAAACGCGCTATCGTTTTGGATTGGAAGTTTGGTGACGGCGTAGCCGTAGAAGCCGAGGAGAATCCGCAACTGATGTTCTATGCGGCGGCTGCCATGCGTACCCCTGAAGTGCAATGGGTGTTTGAGGACTGCGACGAGATCGAGTGCATCATTGTGCAACCCCCTGAAATTAAACGCTGGACGACTACACCTGAGCGCATTAAAAAGTTTGAGCAAGAACTCAAGATGGCCGTCAAGCTCTCGCAAGCCAAAGACGCACCGCTTAAAGTTGGCGATCATTGCCGTTGGTGCAGCGCAAAACCAACCTGCCCACTAATGACAGGCGCTGTTGATCGTGCCTTAGCCTTAGCGGTCAAGGACATTGATGTAAATCAAATTAGCGACTATCTCAACAAAGCCGATATGCTTGAACAATGGGTGACGGACTTACGGGCATTGACTCACACCATGCTAGACGCTGGCGCAGTTGTGCCAGGCTGGAAGTTGGTTGCCAAGCGTGCTACACGCCAATGGGTCGATGAAGATCAAGCGCTAGTAGCCATGATGAATGAGGGTATTCCTGAAGAAGAACTCATGGTTTCTAAGGTAATATCTCCTGCTCAAGCAGAAAAAGTATTGAAAAAGCATGGCAAACCATTGCCTGCCGATCAAGTAGTAGCAGTTAGTAGTGGCAGTACGTTGGCACCTGAGAGCGATCCCAGACCAGCGGTTTTACAACTAGGTAAGCAGTTATCTGCTGCCTTTTCTAAACTTCAATAAAGGAAACAGTAATGTCCAATAACATCGTAACTTTCGCAGGTGCAAACCTACCTTCCGTCAAAGACCTTTCCACCGCTTTGCGTTCCATCGAAGCTGAGATTGGGCCAGCAGGCACAGTCATCATTAAGATGGACAAGACCGGCCATTGGGTATTTGGTGCAGATCAAACTGAAATTGAGGACGACTCCACTTGGGCTGTCAATCCATTGTCATTCGTGCATGGCTATATCGCTTGGGGTGATGGTGAAGTTCTTGGTGAGAAGATGGTGTCTGTATCTCAGCCATTGCCTGAACTAGAGCCTGCGCCACCTAACGCCAAAAAGGGTTGGGAAACGCAAGTTGGCTTGTCAATGAAGTGTATCTCTGGCGAGGACAAGGGCTTGGAAGCACGTTACACCACCACTTCGGTCGGCGGTAAGCGTAGCGTACAAACCCTAGCCGTAGCTATCGCTACGCAAGTGGATAAGGATCAAAGCAAACCTGTGCCGATTGTGACTCTTGGAAAAGAGCATTACACGCACAAGAGCTATGGTCGCATCTTTACACCGGTCTTTAATATTCAAGAGTGGGTAGGCATGGATGGTGATGCAAAAGAGGCAGAACCAAACTTGGAGATCGAATCTGAGTTTGAGGACGCTAAACCCGCAGCACCAGCACGTCGCCGTAGGGGTGCTTAATATGTTGATTAACGTACAACTGACGATTGAAGAAGTAAACCAAGTGCTGTCTGCTTTGAATGTTGGTCTAGTAGATAAGATCAAAACGCAAGCAATGGCACAGCTACAAGCGGCGCAAGCGCCTTCAGTCGTAACTGAAGAACCAATCGCCGAGTAACGGATAGGGGTGGTTAGGCAGACGTTCGAGGATGTTGCAAGTGTGGGTTTTTTCTGCCTTCAACTACACAAGCATTAGCAACCAAATCGACACCCCAACCTATAAAGTACAGTAAAGGACAATAAAGTGAACCCATATTTACAAGAAATTCTTGCTGATTTTTCTACACGCATAGCAAAATTAGAAAAACAAAATGCTTGGCAAAACGAAATAATTGATGAGTTGCGTATGAAACTGCTTGGTGAAATAATTAAAAATACATACGCAAACAGAACTATAGAAAATCTACAAGCTAAGGATGATGAATGAGTATCCTTTGGCTTGATTACGAAACCCGTAGCCGTTGCGACTTACCTAGTCGCGGCGGGTACAACTATGCACGCGATCCGAGTACGCAAGTGCTGTGCATGAGCTATGCTTTTGACGATGAAGATGTCGTTACGTGGCTTCCGGATCAACCATTTCCCGCCCGTGTAGCTAATTACACGGGTCAAATACGAGCGCACAACGCTGCCTTTGAGCGCCTAATCTGGTGGTATGTCCTGTGCGCAGACGAAGGTATCCCTGAACCAAAGCTAGAACAGTTCTATTGTACGGCAACCCAAGCCCGTGCCAACTGCGCTCCAGGCTCATTAGAGGATGTCGGTCGTTTTGCTAGTAGCAATATGCGCAAGGATCACCGAGGCAATCAGTTAATCCGTGCCTTATCAATCCCACGCTCTGACGGGTCGTTTAATAACGACGCTGCTCTTATGGCCGAGATGGTGGCGTATTGCGAACAGGATGTGCGTGCCATGCGCTCAATCAGCAAGGCGATGCGTGACTTGTCAGAACAAGAACTCATGGATTACCATGTCAATGAGCGCATCAATGATCGCGGTGTGTTGCTAGATAAAGCACTTGCCGAGTCTGCGATTCAGTACGCCAGCCATGAGTTAGGCGAGATTGAGTCCATTGTGGACGAAGTGACCAACGGAGAGATTACATCGGTGCGCTCCCCTCGCATGAGGGAGTGGGTGCTAGAGCGTGTTGGCTCTGAAGCCAAGAAGCTGATGGAGTCGTACAAAGATGGCGAGAAGAAGTACAGTATTGATAAGACTGTACGAGCCAATTTATTAATTTTAGCGGAGGAAAACCATGACGAAATCCCGCCCCACGTTGCTGACGTTATCCAATGCGCAGATGACCTCTGGGCATCCTCAGTCGCCAAGTTCAAACGAGCAGCAGACTTGGCAGACGAGGATGATGGCAGAGTCCGAGGAGCTTTTGTCTTTGCTGGTGGAAGTGCCACTGGGCGAGCTTCAAGCTATGGATTACAAGTACACAACTTCCCACGACGTTGCGCTAGCGATCCTGAAGCCGTTAGACAGGCGATGGTTAGACGCCACGCAATCGTCCCTACCTTTGGACGACGAGTTACCGATGTCCTCAAAGGAATGTTACGGCCAGCTTTGGTACCCTCTGTGGGAAAAACCCTCGTCGTAGCCGATTGGTCTGCGATTGAGGCACGCGTTACGCCCTGGGCATCCGCCCACCGTTCTAGCATTGATAAGCTCGACCTGTTCCGCACAGGCGAGGATGTTTACAAGGTCAATGCAGCTAAGACTTTTAATGTGCCGTTGCACGATGTTGATAAGGATCAGCGTCAGATCGGCAAAGTGCAAGAGTTGGCGTGCGGATTCGCAGGCGGTGTGGGCGCGTTTGCCGCGATGGGTCGCATTTACGGCATCTTGATGAACGAGT